AACTTATCTTCTTCTTGTTCTTTGCCTTCTTTATCTTTCTTCTTTTCTGCGTCTTTCTTCTTCAGCTTATACCCAAGCTGTTTGGCCAGATCTTCTCTTTCTTCTATACTGGCTTTTTGGTCGAACAATACTTCAGTCAAGAATCCAAGAGTTGGATATCCAGCGCGGCGAAGTAGATCGCCTTTCATCGTCTTCAGGCCAGTGCGAATAGTTCTTTCTTTCTTCAGAGTCTCTGCATAGACGCCTAGAGCCTTGAATATGCCAGCGCCTTCGGCTCTGGCTTTCATGGCTTTTTCTTTTGAGATTTCTCCAAATTCTCCAGCTTCGAAGAAGTCGTCAGAGAACTTTTTTCCTTTACTCTTTCCGCTATTGGATTGACGAAGAAGCTTCTTCATACGCTTAATTTCTTCGTCCGAGAATCCTTGTTGCTTGGCCATTCTTTATCTTCTTCTTCTAGTTTGAGCTTCTAGTTTTAATCTTTCAGCTTCTTCCTTGAGGTAATTACTTAATAGCGAAACATAGACCTGTCTTTCCCAGGCCATCATATTCTCAACATCACCATAACCATATTTGTGGTGTTGCATTAGCGAAAAGTTGGTTTTGATAAAGTTTTGTAGAGTATCATAACCAACTGTCAGAGAAAAAAACTGTATAGATTCTCCGCCTTGATGTTGTGATTAAATCCGCACTTGTTGCAAGAAACAGAGTCTTCCAACACTACCTTGGGGAAGTTGTTGAAAAACTGTCGAATCTGATCCACCTGCTCAACGCTGAGCTCGTCGAGGAAATTGACTAGTTCCTCATCGCTAACATCTTCTCTCTTGTAGACAGAATCTGCATCGTAGATGTAGTCGATGTTATCAATGACTGCTCGAATGGCGCTCTCAACAGGATTATCATATTCAGCGAACAGAGCGACAGTAGGATATCGCAGCTTGATGCCGATATCATTGCCCAATTTAACTGTATCGCTGATGTTGTTATCAGCCTCATACCGTACATTGTTAAGGTTGAAATCGTAGTCGGTAACATAACCACAGACTTCCTGAGACTCTTCAATTATGTTTTCGCAGGTAAACTGTAGCTTTGTAGTTTCGCCAATAGACTTCATTCTTAGGTGGATGAAGAACATCTCCACATCAAATAAAGGAAGCTTCTGCACGTCGATGTCGTCAATGCAGCAGTTCTGTAGAATTTGGATTATGGTATTTCTTATATCTGTGCTCTCGCCAGACTCTTTGGCGATCAGAAGAAGTTTTTCTTCCTTGACCAAGAAGGGTCTGAATCTGACTTCCTTATTCAACGACTTTAGGAATACAGTGTGAATAGGATGTTCAATTTTAGGTAATGGCATAATCAACCTCAGTGTAAGTTATTAATCAACTTCTATTTCTCGCCAATATGAATACTTAAATGTCACGCTCAATTTATTAACCCCATCATCACCCCAGTTCAATGTGATCGGTGCTATTGATGTTGGGAATATGTCTACAAACTCAATCTGCTGAGCGACTACTGGTTGTAGTAATGCGCTTTGTACTGCTCTGCCCAGTCCAGTTTTCTCCAATACTTTAGTCGCTGAGTTGTTTATCGCCTCGGTGACTTTACCTGCCGCAGTGTTTACTGCTGTCTGGGCTGCACGTTGCGCAGCACCTGATGCAAACTGACCCAATTTTCCAGGCAACTTTGATCCCAGAGCACCACCTGCTGCGCTTGCTAGATCTGACAGTTTCTTGATTGGTTTCTTCAACAATTTCTCAGTGCCATACGTTGATGCGTCCACATAGGCGCGCACCCTCATATTTGCTGCATAATCGTCTTTGTATCTTGCAACATATGGTTGTTGATACTTTTCTAACACATAGAAAGGTGGCATAATATACGCCATCCAATAATCGAAAAATTGTTTTTCCCACAAATCGCCAGCGCAAGAAAAAGTTAGAGTTAGATCATTGTACACTGGAGAAGCTGCCACCGCATATCTATTACCGTAGACTCTACCGTCAACTGTGTTCAAATTGTAACCAGGCAGTTCAGCTGTTTCGCACTGAAACCGAAACCCCTCCATTTCAGCAACAGGAAATGCAGTAACTAGTGTTGGCGGCGGAAACACAAAAACCTCAAACTTTGAGGTTTTTGACACGTCTCCGTGTTTGGCATAGTGCGAAATAACTTTGTCTACTGAGAATGCCATTAGCTGTTATACACCATCTTTTCTGTTGGTAGGAAGATAGCGGTTTCCCAACTATCTGGCTCTATGTAAACCATCTGAGACGTAATATGTGAGAACAAGTATCTCTTTATACAAGGTTGCATTACTCGATATCTCTTTGATGCATTCAACACCTGATACGATAACTTAAACCTCGTAGAGTTATCATATTTATCGTTATTCAAGAAATCGTGCAGAAGATCAAGTAGATATAAACGATTGTACGGATCAAGATAGTGTAGATTTAACCCTAGGAAACCGTCAGGATACACTTCCATTGGCAGAACCAGTGGGAACTTATCCCAGACTGGTAGCTCGTCTTTGTACTTTGCGTCGTAGTGAAAGAAGAACATGCGGCCAATGACGGCGCGATGACCCGCTCTGGTCGGGTCATTTAGAATATTTGATCGGTTGTTTGGAATCTTGAGGTTTCTCAGTTGCTGGCCGATCCACGCCCTGGCCTGCTGCGTTCTGGGTTTGATCCCAGCAGCGGTCATATTCTTCTGCAGTTTTGTGAGTAAGCTGGCCATTATTTCTTGAAAATATCCTTTTCGGTCACAACCTTGAACTTCCAACCCCTGTCTTTGCAATACTCGTCAGCGGCTTTCCATTTAGCCTGATTGACGCCATATGTCATGACCTCAGTTATATATCCCTTCGTCTTCCGTTTCTTCATCTTGGGCTCTACTGACTGGCTGTGCGGTTTGACCTCTAGGATCATCGCGCCCTGCGTAGTGCGAACGAAAAAATCTGGAAAATATCTATGGTATTTATTGTCTACTGGAGATAAATAAGGTATGACTATTTCTTCGCTAGACCATTGCACAACACCAGGATTATCGTCCAGATGTTCCATGACGCGACGCTCCCACAAACTGCGATACCAAATGTTTGTAGGATTCCCTAAATACTTGCTAGGGTTTTTGGGTGAGAATTTGCCTGAATAAGCCATACGTGTATTTATACCAAAACAGGAAATTACATGGCAATTTCAATTAAAAACATAGTTGTCAATCCAATAAAGAGTGCAGTCAAGGCTGGAGCTTCGCAGTTGGTTAGCGAAGGATTAAATGCCGCTAGAGATAAGCTTCTGGGGAAATTTCTTGGACCAAACACGAAAAACATTGAGGGATATCCTAATTCTGCTGGATCTAAGACTGGTCCTCTGAGTAAATTAGATGCAACAACAAAATACGCTGCAGGTAAAACTCTCAATTATCCGCTAGAAGTTGAACTATTACCAAGTTTCTTGATGTTTACGATTACTCAAAAACAAGGTAATGATGAAATTGCGCGTCAAACCATTAATCTGTATGCCCCAGATACGATACAATCTACTAGCGTGGCTCAATATGACGCTGCCTCATATACTGAGGCTCTAGGAAATTATGGATTGGCTGGTGCTGGTTTGGACATTATTGGAGATGGTGCGGGAAAAATTGCTAGTGTGCTAGGTTTGAATAACAATGGCGGCACCAATAAAGGAAGCGATATTATTGCAGACGCAAAAAGTTTGGCGACAGAACTTGGGACCAAAGCTGCTAATGCTGGAGAGGTGGCTCCTTTCTGGTTGAAAAGCCAAGGAGTTGCAATTAATCCTAGATTGGAAGTTCTTTATCGAGCAACATCAAATAGAGAATATCAATTTGACTTCAAATTCACGCCCAGAAATCAAAAAGAGATGATCGAGGCTCTTAATATTATACGAGCCTTCAGATACCACGCAGCACCAGAACTAAAGAATACGACCAGATATCTATACCCACCATCAGAGTTTACTGTTGAGATGATGACTCCTGCAGGCGCCAATCCTGCTTTCCCAAAATATGCGTCATCTGTGCTAGAAGGAATTGATGTCAACTACGTTACCTCTGGGCAATTTGCTGTATACGAAGATTTTGCTCCAGTCGAGATTGCCATGCAGCTTCGTTTCAAAGAAACCATCGTTCTGGACAAGAAGAAGATTGGCGAGGAAGGTTATTAATGGCTGGCTACTTCAAATATTTCCCAACGATCCAATATAACTTGGACGACAACGCAACCAGCAAAAGCAACGTCACGAATATACTTGCTAGCACTGCATTCATAAAAGAACTGCTTGAAAACACTGCGATCTACTATAAGTACCAGCTAAAGGATACTGACACACCAGATATCATTGCTGACAAACTTTACGGAGACTCGAGAAGACACTGGATTGTACTTCTGGCCAATAAGCTACTGAATCCTCAATATGAGTTCCCGCTAGAGAATGACCAGCTAATTGAGTATGTCAAGAAAAAGTATAACCAGACCTATGAGCAGTCACTAACAACGATTCATCACTATGAGTTGAGAGTCACGACTACTGAAGTGTTTAATGGGTTTAACATCAACCAGACTGAGAGTAGATACACAGTTACCAATAAACAAGTCAACTTCACAACTGGCGCTCTGACTGCAAGATCGGTTCCTGGCACTGCCGACACGTATCTAGATCTTGGAACGGTGCAAAAATCCATAGGTAATGGTGTTTCTGTTTCTATCAATGAGAAGATCTATGCCATTTCTAACTACACCTATGAGCTAGAACTGAATGAAGAGAGAAGAATTGTCAGACTGTTTGACGAGAAATATATACCAACGATTGAAACTCAATTACAGAAGTTAATGCAAAATGGCTGAAGATGCTGCATATAGAATACAATTAAAAGATTACAAGCAGCTTGGCTTAATCCTGTACACATCATATGGGGAAACGCTAGTTCTTGATCTGTTGAAGGTTAGGTTGCAGTTGTATCAAGACATATTCAACTCCACGATCAGTGGTGATCTGTTAATAACTGATTCGGTTGGCATATTCCCAAACTACATTCCAAGTGGAAATGATTATTTGCGTGTAGTGCTACTCCAACCAGCTATGGAAAATGGCGAGTCAGAAGAAGTTCCGTTTGATAAATTCTTCAGAATCTATAAGATACGAGATAGAGAAACCAAGAATAACGACACCCTAATATACAAACTGGTTCTTTGCTCAGAGGAGCTAATTTTATCGAAATCTACACAGATCAGTAGATCGTACAAGGGTAAGAAGATCTCAGAGATCATATCAGATATTCTTGAGAAAGATCTCAAGGTCAGTAAAGACAAGATTAACAATATTCAACAAACTAGTGGCTCATACGATATAGTCATTCCTTGGAAAAA